AAACAGTATGGAACTTTATTTCTCCGATATTAGCGGAAAACGGGGGGTGGGCTATGTTTATCTTCACGCCACGAGGGCAGAATCATAGTTATCATTTGATGAAGAAGGCACAAGAGAATCCTAAGTGGTATGTGGAAATATTACCTGTATCAAAGACAGGGGCATTACCACTAGATGTATTATTGGAGGAAAAAATGAACATGAGTAAAGAGTTGTATGAACAGGAATATGGGTGTAGTTTTACAACAAATGCGTCTTCAGTATTTAAAGATGTAAGGAAACATACATATCCTGTATCGGAGTATAAATTTAATGATGTAGGGGTATTTCAGATAGGTGTAGACTTGGCGAAGATGAATGACTACTCCGTTATAACGCCATTTGATTTGACCAATTTTCAGGTGGCACCACAGGATGCTTTTAATCAGATTGACTATACATTGCAGAAGACGAAGATTGAGGCGGCCTTTTTACGACATAATAAAGGGAGAGTTGTTGTGGATAATACAGGTGTAGGTATTCCTATTGTTGATGATTTGATAAACAAAGGAATAAACGTTGCACCATTTACATTCACATTTAATAGTCGAAATGAATTATTGGTAAATCTTCAGATATTATTGGAACAGGATAGAATAAAAATTCCTGATGATCCTGTGCTTATAGACCAGCTCGAAGCAGCGGTATGGGATATTAGTCCTAGTGGAAGAACAAGAATAACCGTACCTGATGATAATGATAGACACGACGACCATTTGATGTCTCTTGCTTTAGCGGTGTGGGATATACCACGAGTGCCAGTTCCTCGTAATGGAATGTATCAAGTGCAACAAACAGGTGGAGTAAAACCGTTCTACGAAGAATTTGGTATATAGTATTTATTTATTATGGTATAATATTATATAATGGATACCATAAAATTAATAAGTGAGAATGTAAAAGAAAAACAAGAGTCTGAAAGTTTTCGCGAACGCAGATTTTCTCAGTGGAATGAGAATTACTCACTTTATCGAGACAAGGTTAATCTTAATCGTCTTACTCAGCGACAAGCAGTGAACATTCCTATTATGAGGGAAACAATTCAAGGATGGATTTCGAAGATTGATGAACCACCAGAACTTAGTTTCAAAGCAAGAGGACGAAGTAACAAGCACAAGTCAGGAGAAATATTTATGGATGAGTTATGGGGTTATTACTATGAAAAGTTGAAGCTCGACATAGTAGATAACTTGGATAAAAAAGTAGTAGGCCTTCAAGGAAGGTCTTTTAAGCTTTGTCATATAAAGAATAATGAGTTTCATGTTGATTTAATTGATCCTTATGATATTGAAATAAGTCCACGCGTGAATCCTTTGGATATGAACACAGCACAATATGTAATCATCACACATATTTTCAAACCATTACGAGAAATATTGGCGAATAAGAAATATTCTGGGAGGGCAAAGCAGGATTTAAAGTCTTATTTGGATAGTAAAGATGGTGTTATTACATCAGCAGCAACAAACGAAGCGTATCAGGAGAAAGTACAACGATTACAGAATCTTGGGGCTGATAATTACGACCTGTATAATGCGAATGAGGTATTAGTGGAGTTGAATTACAGTTTTAAAATGAAATGGAGTACAAAATATAATCAATTTGTACGACACTTGATTATTATTGCAGCTGATCAGGCGGTATTGTTCGATCAACCGCTTAAGGAGGCTATTGGTATTGATTATCTTCCACTTGTTTCATGGGCAGACGATCCAGATGCTAGTGATTTCTGGTGTGATGGTAAAGGTGATTCTGTTCGAACGATTAACAAGGTTACAAACATGTACATTTCTCAGGACTTGGAGAGTCGTACATATCGTACATTCGGTATGCACTTCTTCAACACTTTGAATGGTACATTCAGACCACAAGCTTTCGATCCAAAACCTTTTGGTATGTATGGGGTACCTGGAAATCCATCAGAGATTATCCAGTCAATGAAAATCGAACCATTGGGCGACACTATGGAACAGATTGGGTTCTTGAAGAACATGATACAAAGTTCTGTAGCACAGACACCTACTGAACGAGGTATTGCATCAGAAGGTCGTACAACTCTTGGAGAGGTACAGATCAATCTCGAACAATCTACTGGAAGAAACATGGTAACAGCCAAAAACTATCGCCGTGCATGGAAAGAGGTAGGAAAGATTTTCTATGATTTGATGTCTAACAATACCAGTGGAAAAGTCACCTTGTTTAAGATGAGTGAGAAAGGTAATATGTACTCAAAGGATATTTATCCTTCAGACTGGATAATGCCAGAAGGTTATGATATTCAGGTAAAAATGAAATCTGAAAGCCAGAATTATGACCAATTTGCATTGCAAAAGGCACAATACGTTATTGCATCATTCCAGGACAATCCTATTGCAACAAAGATTGCTAAAAGGAAACAACTTGAACTTATGGATTGGACAACAGATGAGGTTGAACAAGCTATGCAGGCTTACGAAGCACAGCAAATAAATCCTAATGTGCAAGATGCGGAAAAAGTGGAGGATGGCACACAGGCTAATGGACAAATGTTTAACAATCAGCAGGTAATACAACAAACAAACTCATGAGGACTATACTAATTTTTGAAAAGATGAAAGACGCCTCGGGGGAAGTAAAAGATGTAATGTCTGTCCAACTATTTACAGACTTACCTAGCGGTAAGAAGAAATTTGATGATGGTAAAGTGATTGATGAAAAACTTGTTCTTAACGGGATGGCAGAAGTACCAGAAATTTCTCCCTTAGGTAAAGAAGTACAAGAAGTTATCCTTAGTTTATTGGAAAAACACAAAAAATCAAATGAAAAAGATAATCTTCAACCCGCAGAAGGATCAGATAAATGATATTATCAATTCACAGCCAGATTTAATTTACGTAGGTATAAAACAGTACGCACAGAATAAGGCAGTAGCGATGTTTAAACCACATAGTATTGAATTGCCACAGGATTGTTATGAGATGCCGTCTGCCGAAGAGCAAATGGATGAATCACCAGAGAGATATGGTGTAGAAAAACTTGAATGGGGTGAAGGAATAAAGTTTTGGATAACAGGTGGACAGTTTCCGCAGAAACAATTTGTTGAGGGTAAGGTTATGTGGAGTTTGAACACAGTAAAAAGGGTTTTTATTGAGTCGTTTAAGATTTGCTCAACTCCGTTATTGGTGCCATCTCTTTTTGTATTTGGGCTATTACCATATAAAAAGAAGATAGCTTTTATAAATAAGGTTATTTTGTCGTTTAACAGGTTGTCTATGGGTATAATTTCTCCTTATTTGCTTAAGGAAAAGTACCTTAGTCCTATGGCAAAAGAATTACAGTGGATGATATTTTCATTTTTAAATGAAATAGGTGTAGATAATAAAGAGTCACATGACTTTTCAAAGATATTCTCCAATATTATTAATTACGATACGGCTTATTACTGGAGAGTTTTAGATCTTTTCAATGAAACTTCTATTGATAAGCTTAAAAACCCAAGAAAAGAAATAAAAAGACTTGTTTTAATCAACAAAGACAGGGAAACACTAAGCCCTCAGGTTGGAAGAAAGATAAAAATGGTAGCTACAGGAATTTCTTTATTGTTTTTACACCCTAAAATCAATAAAGCTTTTGTTAAAGTGATAAATGAGTGTGATCTAGAAATGATGAAACCAGACGAAGCTGATAGGTATTGGATGTGTTTCAGGGCAGACTATGATTTCTTCGGAAAAACAAAGGAACAGAGACATGAAATGATAAAGGATTACTCATTACCAGAAAAAATGTGATATAATATGAATATGTCAAAACACGAAACAGTTCTCCAATATATAAAGATACTAATAGGAATAATTACTCTAACAATTATATTATCTAAGATAGATGTTATTAATTTTATATTAAAATAATATGTCTATACTTCAAAAATATCTCAAAAAGCTTAACGTTGAAAGCTATACTGATCTAAACGAAGAAGAAAAGAAGACGTATAGTGAATGGGAAACTGTTTTAAATGGTAGAAAACTCACAGATGATGAAGTTGCGAATTTTATAGATATGGAATTGATAGCAACACTAGATAAACTTGTTAAAGAAACAACAAACACAAGAGAAGATACTTTTTTAAAGATGAAATTAGAAATGTTGAGGAAACTGAAAAGTTTTCTTAACATTCCAGAGATGGAAAAGAAAATGGTCGAGCAGGGAATTAGTAACTTGATTAATTAAATGGTATAATAATATTATGGATAAAGTAAACGAAATAATGTCCAAAGGAAGTCTAAATGAATTAGATATAAAGTTCTTGATGCAAAACAAGCATTTTTTGTCTGACAAACATTTAGACAGACTTGGTTTTAATACAGTGGAAAAAGCAATTGAATCAGTGGTGGTCGCTGATGAAAAAGTGGAATCTGCTGTGGTAGAACCGAAGAAGGTTATTAAGAAGAAGTAAGCCAAACCCCTTATATAGGGACGGCATAATTTGAATAAAAATGGAAAACGATACTATACCAAACCCCGTAGAGGTTGCTCCTGTGGACGCTAACGCTAACCCAGAGGAAACTAACAATGGAACGGTAACAGAGACAACTGAAGAAAATCCAGTAGTGGAAGCCGTACCAACTATTGATTACGAGAAAAAGTTCTCAGAGTCCTCAAGAGGAGCCCAAAAACTACTCGAAGAGAAAAAGACTCTTGAAGCTGAACTCGAAAGGCTTAGACAAAACGATTCTAATGAGAATCTATATCCAGGTTTCGAAAACTTAGGTGAAGACGAAAGGAATAATCTCATTGCTTATACTAATTCTGTTAAAAAATCAGTTAAAGATGAGTTGTATAAAGACCCATCAATAGCTTTTGCTAAACAGTCTTATAATGAGAAAAGATGGGATGATGCCTTTTCTAAAACTTCATCCGAGTTTCCACAGCTAGACAAACAAGAATTTAAGTCAAAGTATTTTAAAGCTGACAATGTTCCAACGAATATTGATTCAATTCTAAAGGATTTGGCGAAGATTCATTTGTTTGATAAAGCTAAGGATCTAGGAGCTGAAGAGGAGAAACAGAGAGGAAATCGAATTGAATTGGATGCTTCTTCAGGTGGAGATAAAACCCCACCAACTAAGCGTTCACTTGATGATTGGGCAAAACTCGCAGGAGAAAATCCTCAGAAGTTTGCAAAACAATCTAAAGAATTCAACGAAGATATGCAATCTGGAAAGCTCAAGGCTTAAATAGCCTTATAGATAATCATTAGACTTATATTATAAGTTTAATAGATTACTAAAAATGTCTTCAATTAACAACAACTTATCGGCTTTTACCCCGATTAAGTTTTCACTAAAATTGGTTGAGATTCTCTACAACCAAACTCTTTACCCATTCATTACTAATACCAACTATGAAGGTATTATTAAGGATTCTGGGGATCGAGTTCGTGTACGAACTGCAGCTCGAATTACTCTTTCTGACTATCAGAAAAACACAACTCTTGTAAAGCAGGCTCTCACACCTACATATGAGGATTTGATTATTGACATCATGAAATACTTCGCCTTCGGAGTTGATGATGTTGATAAGATGCAGAATGACATTGATGCGATTACACAGTACGCGAACAATGCACGACGCGACCTTACAGAGTACATTGACACTGACCTTCTTTCATACATGCGAAAGAACGTTGATGGAGATAACGCTACTGGAACATCATATTCTACCAGTACCGTTTCTGTTGCAGCTACAACTGGTGTTGTAACTGGTGTAGGTACAACTTTCACAGCAGGTATGGTTGGAGGTTACTTCAAGTGGACAGGTGGTTCTTACTACCTTGTAACAGCTTTTTCTTCAACAACATCTATCACAGTGAAAGATCTTGATGGAGTAGCTTACACAGGTGGAGTTGAAGCAGCTTCTACTTACGTAATCAACGCAGCATCAGCAACCACTCTTACAAAGAACAATGTGTATTCACAGATTGTTAATCTTCGTACTGTATTGGGACAGAAATTGACACCTACAGAGGGTCGTTTCCTTGCTGTAAACTCAGCTTTCGAAGGAGTTCTTCTTCAGGCACCTGAGTTTATTCCAGCAGTTCAGACAGCCTACAATCAAGTTGTAGAACAAGGACTCATTGGAAGTATTGCAGGATTCAAAGTTTACAACACAGAATTGATTGATGGTGATAACACTACTGGATATTGGTTTGTTGCAGGTACAAAAGAATATTGTTCTTTTGCGGCACAAATCATGAAGGTATCAGTTGTTCCTTCAGCTTCAGATCCAAGCTCATTCGAAAACACTTGTAAAGGACTTCTCGTTTATGGACGAAAAGTTTTTGCAGGAAATCGTGGACGAGGTGCGGTTCTTAGAGCTAAATTCTAGTTTCCTTAAAGCCACTCTATATGGGTGGCTTTATAGGGCATTAGACCCTTAACTTAAACATCATGACAACAAGTGAAATAATAACTACGGCTCGAAATAAAATGTTGGAAGTAACGGACGACATTATTGCCGATTCTCAGATTTTAATATATGCGAATGAAACTTATGATGATTTAAAGATAAGGACTTTCGATAATTCTCAAATACAAAATGCAACAGTTAATTTTTCTAGTGGAACAGGAACACCTCCAAGCAACTTTGGAACATTGTATGGCGATCCTGTCGATACAGCAGGCAACAGATACAATGAACTTACTATAAATGACTTTATAACAAAGCCACTTGAGAAAATGATTACTTTGCAAAGTGGAGTGTTTAAGATTGAACCAAACACAGCACAGTTAATCATAAACTATTATCCTAGCTACGAGGCACTTACAACAAGCCAGAATCCTGAAATAAATAAATACTTCCATGAACTTATTGTGTATGGAATATTGAGTCGTGGATTTGAAGACCTTCAGGACCCTGAGCTTTCAAAATACTATGGTGATAAGTACGAGACTGAATTGCTCAAGAAAGCTGGTAACTTGAGTCAGTATCAAGAAGAAAACCAAAATGACGGTGCTATGTTTAACTACCAGAGATTAATATAATGCCACCAGTAAAAAGACAATTTAATATAAAGGCAGACAATCTTCAAGAATGGATTGATGTTGATGCTCCCGACGGTCGCCAAGTACCAGTAAACATGAATTTCATAGATGAGAGTTTCCTTACTAAGGACACAGGATTCGAACTTGTCGGTAATTCATCTGATACAAAAACACATTCACTCTTTAACTATAAAAAAAAGAGTGGTATTTCTTATTTGATTAGAGGAAAAGAAACAAAACTTCAGTCATATAACCATCAGTATGAATATACAGTAGGTAATATTGTGACTGGCAGTGTTGTAATTGCTACAGGACATAGTTTTGCTGATGATGATGAGGTTCAATTCATTACTTATGGTAATGGTGCTTTGGCAGGTGGAATAGAATCAGGTAGCACATATTTCGTAGTAAATGTTGAATCTGGGTCAGCATTTCAAATCTCTGATGTATCAGCAGGATCAACTATTGCATTTACTTCAAGTGGTACAGCACCACAGTATGTGAAAAATACAGTTGAGAATTGGGAAGATTTATCTCCAACTTTCACAGAAGGTGAAGAGTTTGGTTATTATGTTTATGACGATGTTTTACACGCGTGTAATGCGGAAGAAGATTATTTCACATGGGATGGAACAACTTTTACAACATACGGTTCAGCACCAAAGGGTAATATCCTTGAAATATTTGAGGACAGAATGTTTGTTGCTGGAGTAAAAGAGAATCCTCAGACTGTTTATTATTCAAATGTTGGAAGTGGAACATCGTTTACCGTCACAGATGTTGTTCAACCACTAGGAACAGATAATGTTACAGGGCTTAAGAACTATTATGGATTCTTACTTATTTTTAAAGAAGAATCAATTTGGAAACTATCTTTTGTTTATGACCAACTCCTTACACTTTTCGTACCTAAACTTGACCAACAGTCAGGTAACTATGGTGCTTGTTCAAGAAAAGCTATTGCTTGGGTTGAGAATGATGTGTGGTTCTTTACAGGACGAGAAGTTCGAGCTATTGGATTCGTAGACCAACAGCAAGGTGTTCTTGGTGTAAATCGTTCTGTAATCTCTGAGCCAATCAAAGAGACTTTAAATCTTATTGATATAAATAACTGGGGCAAAATAACAGCGTTCTATTTGAACAGAGGATTCTATCTTGCAATACCATTAGATAATACAGAAAACGATACTATTTTCGTGTGTCATACTCTATATAAAAACTCATGGACAAAGTATAATAATAGGTACAAATCTAATGTTAATGATTTTATTAACATCGAAGAAGATATATATACCAATGGTTCACAAGTTCCTTACGGAACTTTCAAATGGAACACATCTAGAAATGAAATAAATGAACAGGTAATTTATAAGGAACTTTTTGATACAGACCCTGACGGTAGATGGCTTATTGGAACAGACTGGGTCTGGTCACCTGGTAATGAAAATATGGAATATAACCCTTAAATATTATGGCTCTAACATTTGACTCATCAACAGCCGGCACATCAACAACAGTATCACATACAATAGGTTCAGGGGATAACCGTGTTTTATTTGTTGCCATTAATCAATATTTTTCAACAAATACACCAACAGCAACATATGGAGGTGTGTCAATGACATCAATACACAGCTTCACCTACCACGGAGGAGACCCAGACAACTCCAAGGTTATTATTTTTAAATTAGTTGCACCTACTGTTGGAACAGCAAACATAGTTATTTCTGGGGCAGGGGGTTCTCCTAATCAGATATTATCTTCCAGTTATTTTGGAGCAGATCAGACAACACAGCCAGAGGCTGTCGGAACAAGTGCAACTAGAACACCATCTATAGCAAATACTTGGTATGTTGTTTTCGGTATGGCGAATGGTAACACCAACAGAAGTTGGGGTTTTACCACAGGTAGTTCGGTAACAACTAGGTCTGCTTATACTGCATCTGGTTCATATGCAACTATCTCAGATAGTAATACAGCAATAGCAATATCTACAGCATACACAGCAAATTGGAACACTTTAAGCGGTACGGGAAATGATTATAAAACATCACCATCATTAACTATTTATCCTGCTGCTGAAGCACCAACAGTAACAACACAGGCGGTAACCGATATTGATTTTACTACAGCAACAGGTAATGGAAATGTTACATCTGATGGTGGTGCAACTATAACAGAACGTGGAGTATGTTGGTCACTAACATCAACACCTACCACAGCAGATTCAAAAGCTACATCAGCAGGTACAACAGGTGCATTTACAGCATCAATGACAGGAATGGTTCTTGGAACACATTATTATGTACGTGCTTATGCGATAAACGCACAAGGAACATCTTACGGTTCAGAGGTAGAATTTGATACAGACTCAGTAGCTGATAATACCTTATACAGAGACATATCCGCAATCCAAGATACCGACTATGCTGTTCGTGTTGTTGTAGGTGGTACAACTGGTTCAATAACAGTAAAATTAGGTGATACAGGAGATACACTTGTAATACCAGCTGGTACAACAGGTGTCTTAATTGGAACATACTCAGGTGTGAATGGAATTATAATAGAAGCATCTGTAGATTTTGATGGGACAGTTGATGATGTATTCTGGGTTAGAATGTTTGATGTAGACGCAACGATTGATTGGGATTCAGACGGACTGACACTTCAATTTCCTATAAACTCATCAGTATTATTCAGACGAATTGCAGATGATGAATTTAACAGATTCAGAATATATCGCTACCTAGACCTTAAACTCAAAGACTTAAACGCTCAAGTTACTGTAAACGTTGTGCAAGAAGCAAGTGACCTTATTACAAATCGAGCGAAACAGTTTTCAGTAGGAACAGGTGTAGAAAACACAGTTCCTTTCCTTAAAAAGAAAGTGTCATTCCTTATTAAAGGGCAGGCTATTCTTGTTGGATTATCAAATAATAGGTTAAACGAAACTTTCACAATTTCTGGGTTCCAGCTTATGGGCTATGAACAACCGAAAAAGCTTTTTGCTCCATCGAAAATTATTTCAATGGGATAATTCGTGGTATAATATATAATAATTTATGGAACAATCAGTAACAAAAGAACAAGCAGACGCATTAGCACGAGCCCTCGGTGCTACTCAAACACAAATTGACTCTTTAAGAGGTAAGTTTACTGACTCAACACCAACACCTGCTGAAAAAGATGATCCATATGGTTTTCAGGTTGATGGTAATTTTGTACCTTTCAGAAATGACCAACAAGCTACTGAAGGTGGATACTATGGTTCAGGTTCCTCTGAGCGTGTTCAAACAATAAGTAGCGAAGGTTCATACGAAAAAGCAAAAAGTTTCGGTTTGACTGGTATTGCAGATAAAGCTTTTGAGGGTTTAACATATGCTCAAGCTGATGCAAAAGGAAAAGAACTACAGGCTAAATATAAGTCACAGTCATCAGCACTAACATCATCTATCTATAACCCTAGTGTAATTTCAGGGTCTAAAAATGCTGTAGATAATATGATGCTTGGACTTGATAGCACAACAGAAGACCCTTTCAAAACAAAAGAAGATAAACAAAACAGTAAAGATGTTCTATTGGAATCAACTTCAAAGGAATTAGCTAGTCTTTTTCAAACTCAACCTCAGTTAATGCAATCATATCAGCAAAACCCTGCGATAAAAGAAATTATAGATAAATATGTTGGAGCTGGTGGAACACTAGGTCAAATTGCAGGTAAAATGCAGGAACCTGTAATGCAACAACAGGGTGAACAGAGTACACCTGACTTTCTTTCTAGTCTCGAAACAAATACAAATGCAAATGTTCTTGAACAGCTTGCACCTGAAAAAGCTGTTACACAAGCAGATATAATGAGAGCAGCACAAGTACCTCAACAGTATAACGACCTTTACTTTGGTTCAGAAAGTCGGATTGGATTTCTTAAACAACAACAAGACCAAGCGGAA